AGGATCGGCAAATGGCACCGTGGTAATTCGTGATAACGGCGCTGCTGGAACTGTTGTATTTTCTACAACTACTGTGGCAAATGCAACACCTTTTTCTGTATTGGTTCCTGGCGAGGGGGTTTTGTGCTATACAGACCTCCATGTAACGGTAACAGGCACAGCAACCACAGCCGTGGTCTTTTATGGCTAAGTCTCCAGCATGGCAGCGTACTGAGGGCAAGAACCCCAAAGGCGGATTGAATGCCAAGGGTAGGGCGTCTTACAATGCAGCCAATCCTGGAAAGCCGGGATTGAAGCCTCCACAGCCAGAGGGTGGATCGCGGAAAGATTCATTTTGTGCAAGAATGACCGGCATGAAAAAGAAACTTACGTCTGCAAAAACCGCCAATGACCCCAATAGCCGTATCAATAAAAGTTTGAGGGCCTGGAAATGCTAAACAAGAAACACATGAAAAAACGAGCCTTTCGTTTTGAAGGTGGTGGAGAAGTAGGCACAGACGAAGATTATGATGAATTCCTGCGCGACCGTAGAGGGGAAGTTGTTCGCGATGGTAATGATCAGCCGATACGCGCTCGTGGATCTGGCAAACCTGCTCCTATAGAAAGAAAAGATACAGATTTCTATACAGGTCGGCCTATGAATGAGCCGCCACGCACAGATGCGGCGCCGATTGAAAATCGAGAGTTTCCAAAACCAGTAGATAGACCACCGGTAGCAGAGGTTTCTCCAGTCAGGCCCGCCCCAGTATTAAGCGGGCAGCCTCCTTCGCCTCCTCCCCCAGCCGCTCCAGGAATGGGGTCTTCATCAACTGCTCCAGGAATGGGACCTCCCCCAGCCGCTCCAGGAGTGGGGCCTTCAACAGGAACCACCTCGCCATTTGCAGCTTTTGCAAACACTGGTCTTAATACAAACCCTGGTCTTCCTGCAAGGCCTCCGCAACCACCGGGTCCTGCGACTAATCGAACACGGTCTCTACAAGATCCAGCGCAGCCTCCGCAACCACAGCGTTCGGCTGCTCAACCACAGCCCGAAAAGGCTAAGGTAAAGCCTGCTGGTGGACGGGTAGCGACAGGCAAAACCGCAGAACAAGAAGCGGAAGCGGAAAAAACAAGGAAAAGACTTGCTGCACGTGACGATCTGAAGCGCAGGCAGGATCAAGACAAACCGTTGAAGCCCTTTAACCCAGAATTTAATCTTTTGGGCGGGCCAGCGCTACGCGGGCTGGCAGGTCTTGGGAAAGGGTTGGCTGGAAAACTTGCTGGAGAAAGGGCCGCAAAACAAGCAGCAAGAAAAGAACCTACTCTTTCACCACAAATGAAAGATATGGGTCCTGCTGATGTTGTAAAAAAAGAAGCCCCAAGACTAACACTTGATAAGGGTTCGGCAACCGCTCCTAAACTTGGAGAAGCAAAAGGTCCGTTTCCCGGAGATCGCCGCCAGCTAGGTAAAGAAGGCCCATCGTCTGCTGTTGTTCCTAAGGGTCCTGGCCGTGTTGAAAAAGACATGGGTCCGGTTCAAGAGGTGCGCAAAGAATTATCAAAACCTACAAAACAAGAATCTAAGGCTAAGGGAAAAAAGAAACCCGAAAAGCGCAAAAAAAAGGATGATGATATTGGTCGATTTGAGGGAGAGGGCGGTAAGTCGTTCCGGCGTGGTGGCGCAGTAAAAAGCGCGTCTTTCCGTGGAGATGGCATTGCATCTCGCGGGAAAACAAGAGGGCGTTACATATGAACAAAGTTAGTACTGTAATGAAGGAGTTTAAAGCAGGAAAACTTAAGTCTTCTTCAGGGCAAAAAGTTACAAACCCTAAACAGGCAATTGCAATTGGACTATCGGAGGAACGTATGAAAGCATCGAAAGGCAAATACATGGGCGGCGGCTATGTAGGCGGCGGTTCGGTCATGCCTCAGAAAATGGGCAAGGTCAAAACTGCCGCACCAAGCAAAGATGGTGTTGCAGCAAAAGGGAAGACTAAGGGTAAAATGGTGAAAATGGCGCGTGGTGGAGCCTGCTAAGTTATCCCTGTAACCCAAAAGCACCGCCCCGCAAAGGCGGTGTTTTTATTTAAATTATTATGAACGGAAAGTAAACATGGGTCTGCTCCAGGCATACGCTGAAGAGGTGCGCAAAGCCGGACGCTACGGCGATACCATGCTTGCGCACATAACTCCGCGTGAAGCCGGTATTTTGAAACTTCTTGGTGGGTCAGGAAACATAAACCCGAACACGGGGATTATGGAGTTTAATAGAATTCTAACACAAGCCGAGGCATTAAATTATTTACAAGACAATCGAGATGTTGCAAACGCAATTCCCAATAACATGACGGCATTGCAATGGGCGCAATATCATTGGAGCAATAACGGGCAATATGAAGGCCGAACAATACGGTCGGGAGCTACGACTCCTCCTCAACCCCAACCCCAACCTGCTACTTTGCCTCAATTTTTAACACAAACCCAAGCTCGCAATTATATACTAAACAATGACGATGTCTTGGCTGAACATCAGCGCACAGTAAACGAAACACGCATGACCGCGTTGCAATATGCGCAATTTCATTATGAAAAGTACGGAAAATCTGAAATTCAAAGAGGTCTTCGTCCATCACTAGACAAAGAATATATTAGCCCTTGGGCGCCTTACGAAAAGCCAAGGCCAGTGTATAATAATACCGCAGCGGTTACAGCGGCATATCAAAAAACTCTAGGACGAAAGCCTACCGCAGAAGAAATTAATTTTTGGAAGCACACGCCAAATTTAAGTGAACAAGCAGCAATAGAAAGTATTTATGCTAGGCCAGAATATAAGAGAACTTTAGCGGTTAAAGACGCGTACATAGAAGTGCTTGGGCGAGAGCCAGATGAAAATACGATAAAGATCTGGCTGTCCCTCGGTCATTTTACAAAAACAAATGTTGTGGATGCACTCAAAACCACGCCAGAATACCAACTTAGAGAAAGTGTGCAAAACGTATTTCAAGCGCTTATACAAGCACCGCCAGACTCAGAACAAGAATTGCAAAACTTCATAAATAAAATTAAACAACAAGGATCGCTTACCCAAGATATCATACGGGAAATTGGTCAAAAAAACCCGTATAAATATGTTGAATATCAAATAAAAACCAGTTTAGATCTAGAAAACTCAACCGGAGGTGTTTGGGAGTCCGACGCGGCTTGGTATACAGCATGGTTGGCAGATTACTTCGTAAAGAAAGGGATTACGGATCTAAATGATATTGATATAAAATACAGACTCGAAAAGTTTTATGTTTCCGATGGTGATGATTATACGGCGCAGGTGCCTGTTTACATCAACAAACGCACCGGGGCAGAGATAAAAGAATTTAGGTTGCCCACCACCAGCGTAGGAAAAGACAAAACAGGCGCATATTTTCATATTGAAAACGGAAAGCCACTAATACGCACACACAGGGAGGCTGACAGTAATTTTGGTCCGGTTTTAGCCATTGCCTCAGCCATATTTTTACCGCAATTATTGCCACAAATTATTGGAACAACGGCAGGCGCCGCTACAGTCGCACAAACAGCCGCAACAGTAGGGGCAACAACAGCCGCAGAAGTTGCGGCGATTGCAGCAGGAGCATCTACAGGCTTGACAAATCTTATAGCTACAAATTTTGGCATATCGGCGACAGCGGCAAATGTGGCGGCTAAGATGGTTGTCAATGGTATTGTAGGTGCAGTACAAGCAGAGGTAGCGGGAGGAGATCCTGTCAAAGGCTTCCTTGGCTCCGGAATAGCTCCGGTTATTGGAGATATCGTTGGGGGCGCAATTACGCAATCTTTAGGCACTTCTTTATCAGCGCCGGTAGTTGCTGCAACACAAAATGCAGTCAGACAACTAATTAGCACGGGACAACTGAATGTAGAGCAGATGCTTAGAGCTGGAGCTTCTACGGTACTTCAAAACACATTAAAAACGCAATTAGGAATTACAGATGCACAAGCAGGGTTATTGACAAACACAATTATCACAGAGGGTAAAAATCTTGAAAGTCTGACTGATCCAATAAAAATGATGCAGTTTGTTGCTAACAACCAAAATCTTTTTCGAGAATTAGGAGCTCAAGCCGAAGCCAATGCAGCAAGAACATCATCTGGTGAGGCTGCAATCCCAGTCAGGGTTACAGAAGCAGCAGATCTTGGTGCATTCAATGCAGAAGATCCGGTAGTAGCTGCAAATCGCGCAGCGAAGGCTCAAGGATGGGAAAGTAATGCACAGAAAACAGAAGCAATAGCAAGCCAAGGAGGAAATGTTACGCCAGATCAATGGCGGAAGGTAGTCAAAACTCAAGATGCGCATCAAGCTTTAACAGGAACAAGACCAACCCCCCAACAATTAGAAGCTTATGCTAACGCGGCAAATGGTGATCCGCTTGCGGGGATAGAGAAGGCCCCTCCAGGGATACAGCAAGCTTTGCGTGCTGGTCAGGCTGAGTTTATTGGCGCAACAATCAATGCATACAACAGAGGAGAAATAGAGCCAGCAGAGTTATTTCAAACTTTTAAAAATGAAGGTTTTGACGACAAAAATATAATACGTATTCTTGAATTAAATCACGAAAATAAAATTACAAACCGACAGTTGCGTGACGATGTGGATCGTATTGTAGAGCAATATACAACGGCCTACACAAGTTCATCAGGAGCAAATCGTCAAGAAACAATAAATCAATTAAAAAGCTTAGGAATTGAGGAAAACCTTGTTAACAAAATATTGTTTACGGCAGAACAAGCCGCAGCAGCAGTGCAATCAAATCAAACTATAAGAAATATTCTTAATACTTATGATAGCAATGTTACAAGCCCAAGTGCATTAAAGCTGTTGCTTGAGGGTGCTGGAGCAAGCAGAGAATTTGCTGAAGCGGCTGCACAACAAGCGGCGCGAATGCAGGCTGAAGCCGCAGCTTTTCAAGCAGTTCGCGGATCTTTGCAACAGGGGGCAAATAGATTTATTTTTGAAACAATTAAGTCGGTTCTTGCGGGCACAACACCAGTACAGGAAGCTATTTCGCAAATTAACGCCGCGTATGACCCAGATGGTCGTTTAGGACAACAAATTATTGATAAGGCTCAGGAAATCCAAAGAGAACAAGATGCGCAATTTGCAGATGCTTTAAAAGTTGCTGATCGCGACAATGAAATACGAAACACCCAAATTACTAAAATATTTACTAATCTAGGTGAAGGTAAATTAACTGGGCCGCAAGCAATTGAGGAATTAACACAGCTTGAAATAACAGACCCACAAAAACTTGTTTCACAATATTTTATAACATTAGAAGGAAGAGGGGCACAGCAAGAGCAAGTCAATGCAGTTGCGCAAGATTATCTTAGATCGGCATCTACATCTCCGCAGACACAACAAAAAAGAACCGAAGCAATTGAAAGTTTGCGACTCGCAGGAGTGTCAAATCCAGAATCAATAGTTGCAAATCTAGATACGCAAATTACAAAAGCAAAAAATTATGCTGATGCACAAATAAAATTTATTAACGGAGAAATAACGTCCGGGCAATTATTAGAAGCAGGCAAAGGGTTTATGGCAAACCCAAGTGCTGATTTGATGCGCTTGCAAGCAATACGAGCAGGGCGCGATCTTACACCAGCGGAAATGACATTAGACACAGTAAGCAAACTGCCTAGTTGGACTGTTATAGACAGAAAAGGAACGCAAGTTTCTTTTGCACTTAATGACGAGGGTACGCCATATGTAAGTTCTGCCAGGATTTTGCAAAAAGGAAAATATGTTGATCAAACAAACAAATTTTCAGGAGCGACTCCGCAAGCAATAAATCAATATGCAAGAGAATCAGAGCAAAGATATGTAAGAGACACACAGGCGAGCATTCAAAGAGCCGGAACTCGCGTATCAGACGAATTTTTTGCTCAAGGCAGCACGATGCGTCCAGACCAAGCAATTGCGCAACTGCGAGCAGCAGGCATGCCACAAGCTTTAGCAAAAGATGTGGTTCAAGGTTGGTCAGAACAAAAAAACGCAATTGCACAACAAAATTTAAATTTTGATTCTAAAAATCTTACTACTGCTAGACTTTTAACTAAGCAGGAACATGAACAACTTTTAGGTAGACTTAATGATCCAAAAGTTTATCGTTTTGAAGACAATGCAATACTCGATTATGACGCTGCTTCTGTGCAAATGATGGGGGCTGACCGCTCATCCTTCGCTGTAATTCCTACTAAACAAAATATTACGCAAAAACAAATTATCGATAGTTATACAACGTATGTAGTGCTTCATGAAGCTTTATTAGCAGCTGATGCTTTGCCAAAAGACTCAAATGGCCGAACACGGTTTTACATTCCAGGTGAAGCAACCGATCAAATTGTTCGTGGCGCAGCCAAACCCGTCCCTACAGATCCAACAATTGATAAATGGGGTTTAACTTTTACAAAAAAAATTACTCCAGAGGTTGCGCAAACCTTACCTTTAGAAACTTGGGTCACATCTTGGGTAGCGGAAGCAGCAAAAGTTGCGGCTGAAGGCGTTGCATTTGTTGCAGGAACAGCGGCTGGAGACGCAGACAATTATTTAGCAAATTCAGCAAGATCTTTAGCAAAAATTTTTGGAGAAACATCTGAACGATTGCGTCCTGAAGAAGCCGCAGCTTCTAAAGAATGGTTGAATAAAATTAATGAGTCAGGTAAAAGGTTTACCGATGGAAGCAATCCTTCAAAAGGGATTACAGGGCCGTTATGGGATATGATGCAAAGTTCAGGAGCAAAAATTGTTACTTATTTTGACTGGTTTAAAGAAAGTCCCACAAGTTATTTGTGGAACCTGGGCAAAGAAATGACTTCCGATGTAGTCCCAGGAGTTTTGCTGGCAGGCGGCTCTTTAGTAGCGGCTAAGGGGGGAAGATATTTTAATTCAATGATTCAAGCCACGGCTGGGGTAACATTAAATGCTGGGGGGCTTAATCAACAAGCACTAGAACAATTAATGGCAGGCGGCGCAGATTCAAAAACAGCGCAAAAAATAGCAACCGGCGCAGCCGCTCCAGCGGCATTTGCTGAATTCTTAGTGGACGCGCTCTTTACAAAAATTCCCGCAGGAACCGCAAGAGTATCGCCTTTTACACAAATTGGTATACAAGCGGGTGGAGAAGGGCTTGGTGAAACGTCTAGCGAAGGAATAATGCAACTTAGGCTAGATAACGAAATAAGCGACGTAAATGCTTTGCTAACAGGTTTTGTGGTTGCAGCAGGAATGGGAGCTAATATTCAAGCTGGCTTTAGTACGTTAGACGTTGCAAAACAAACAAGTCAGGATTTGCGAGATTTGGCAGCATGGATGGGGGCAAACGACCAAAAAGAAGTAATTAATACAATTCGAACACTTGGCCTATCTGTACCTCAAAGTTTTCATTCTTCGGATACTGAAGTAAAACTAAAACAAATTATTGGAAATAATGCAATTGTAGAAGGAACCGATGGAAAATCTTATGTAGTAAATGCGCAACAGCTAAATTTAAAAAATGGGTTTTTTACAGATTCACCTAAAATAAATAATACTTTTAATATTTTATCTGTAGAGTCGCAATCTACAAATCAAAATAGTTCTGATTTAACAAATTTACTAACAAATGTTGAAACAGCATATCAAAATCAACTTGGGCGAAAACCTACTTTCGATGAGGTAGCGCCTTTAATTAACACGTTAAGCGGTCCTGCGCCTACAACATTTATTCCGCAACTAGAACAGACGTTGGGGTCTTCAACAGAAGGCCAAAAATTTGATGCGGTTCAGTTTGGAAAAACTTTAAGCGAAGAACAACTTGTTACGTTTGCGCAAAATGCAATGAAAGAACAAGGGGCTTCAGTTGCAAATGTAAAACAATTATTAGACTATTACGACATATCAGAAAATCTACAAACAAAGGTCATTAACGTAATAACTCCGCGTAATAGCCTTGATGGATCCGTATTGACTGTTCTTGAAAACAATGCGATTGTTAAAGGAAGTGACGGAAAAACATATACTATTCCCGCAATCGTTAATGGTAAAACACTTGCTCCACAGGATGAAATAAAACTTTCTATGGGGGAAAATGTTGCAACACAGGTAACAATAGTAAAGACAGCAGAAGACCAACTAAAAGAAAGTCAATCAATATCTTTAGACCGAGCAACTACTCTTAAAGATACAACAATGCCTAACGGCAGTCAGGTAAAGCTGCCTTTAGATTGGAACGAAAGAACAGCGCAAAGCAAAATTGAATGGCTCAATAAAAACAACTATACTGCTGATAAAGTAAAAGGATTTGGTTTTAAAAACGACGAAGTAGATGGTTTAGTTGCTGCAGGCCTTAATAAAGGGTCATACGTAAATCGCGCAGATATTGAAACAAAAGTTAATACAGAATATCGAAATATTTTTGGGCGTAATGCAGATCCAGAGGGATTAAAATTTTATGCAGATGCAATTCAATCGGGACAATTATTACAAGCAAATTTGGTAAATGAATTAAAAAATGGAGCGCAAGGAGTAGATATTTATTTTAGAGACAATCCAGATGTAGCTGCTGCGTATATTCGTGATGGACATCAAGCAGCAGGGAAAACTCCTGAACAATTTGCTACAGAACATTACAATACATACGGATTTGCAGAAAATCGCAATCCTCCTCCAGGTGTTGCAGTAAAGACAGGTACTACTACAGGTACCACCACAGGTACTACAGCCACTACCTTTACTACAGGGCAATCAGTATCTCAATCAAATTCATTATCTAAAAAACTTGCAGAAGAAAGTACATCTACGTCTATTTCTATAAGAGATAGTATTGGTGTTAGTATAGGGCAATCAGTATCTCAATCAAATTCATTATCTCAAAAACTTGCACAGGAAAGTATATCTACATCTGTTTCTACAAGAGATAGTATTGGTGTTAGTATAGGCCAATCAGTATCTCAAGCAAACATATCTAGTTCAATTTCTAAATCGCAAAGTTTGTCAATTTCTGAATCAATAAAATTAAGCCCATCAATTAGTGCATCAATAAGTGCCTCCATAAGTTCCTCATTGTCAGTGTCACAATTTTTAGATGCACGGCAATCTCGCTCAAACAGTATTTCAGTACAAAATTCTGTATCAGAATCTTTATCTACATCACTTTCTACATCACTTGTTAACAACAAACCAGATATTAATACATCGTTATCGTTAAGCACAAGTCAAAGTTTATCAACTTCAATATCTCAACAAAGTGTATCAACTTCAATATCTCAACGGCTTGAACAATTACAAAATGCTACACAAGAGTTAACACAACGCGTTACACAAAACCTAACACAAAATATTACACAAGACCCTGTTGCAGTATCAATAAGCAATTCTCAAAGCACTTCTCAAAGCATTTCGCAAAGATTAAAAGAACAACTAGAATTTTATTTGCAACAAGAGTTATCTCAAAATATTACGCAACAGTTAATTCCAGATGTTACTCCAAAAATTACATCAAATGTAATTCCCGATGTTACGCCAAAAATTACACCAGATGTAACTACAAATATTACGCAAAATGTTACGCAACAATTAATACCAGATGTAACGCAAAATGTAACTCCCGATGTTACACAAGATCTTGTTGCCATATCCATAAGTACTTCGCAAAGCATTTCTCAAAGAATTAGCGAACTATTAGAATTGAATTCGCAACAAGATTTATCTCAAGGTATAACGCAAGACATAACCCAAAATATTACACAAGATCCTGTTGCAGTATCCATAAGTACTTCGCAAAGCATTTCTCAAAGATTAAAAGAACAACTAGAATTTTATTTGCAACAAGAGTTATCTCAAAACCTTACTCCAAATGTAACTCCGGATGTTACGCCAAATGTTACGCAAAATGTAACTCTAAATGTTACGCCAGATGTTACACCAAATATAACTCTGGAGGTTACACCAAATATAACTCCAGATGTTACGCCAAACATAAGCACATCTGTATCAATTTCAATTCGCCTCAGTGTTGAATTAGAAAAAATAATTCGAGAAAACAATATAATTATCGAGCCAACTCCAACTACAAAAATAACCGTGCCAAGTGTTACTCCAAAAATAACACCTGATATAACTCAAGACATAACAATACCAAAGGTCACTCCATTTCTTATTTTGACAAGTCTTCCTTGGCAGACTCCAGAGCCTACAACAATGTCTGAACGGCCTCCTGAGCCTACGACAACTTCTAGAGAACCTCCTGAGCCTACGACAACGTCTGCTACGCCGCCCCCACCAACTGGGTCAACGCCCAAGCCTACCGTACCAAGGGTGACGACACCAAAGGTTACGACACCAAAACTTACGGCGCCCACCACCCCGCCGCCACCGTTTCCGTTGTTTGGAATTTTCCCGTATACTCAGGGGAAAGTGTATGTGGACTATCCCTTCCCTGAAGTTCCTCCGCCAGAATTCGGTCCATATGACCTTTACAAAGCACCCAATTATTTGAGACCATTGACAAACACGCTTCCCAATTTTGGATTGCAGGCGTTACTAGGAGCTGGAAATGATGCAAAGCCGAGGGATGGGCAAAATTAGCGCCGCAAAAGTACCAAAGCTGAAAAAGCGGCGTGACAATACGGACTTTACCGAGTATGCTGCTGGAGGTGAGGTGTGGGATCGCCCCCGCCCCAAGAAGCTTGGCAAACCAAAGCCGTTAAGCAGCGCCAAGAAAGCCAAGGCTAAGGCGATGGCACAGGCTGCTGGACGCCCTTATCCTAATCTTGTAGATAACATGCGCGCAGCGAGAAAATAATGTCTACAACAGCCACAACAGTTTTTAATCCTAACTTCAATGAAATTGCCGAAGAAGCTTATGAACGCTGCGGTTATGAGATGCGCTCTGGATATGATTTGCGTACAGCGCGACGCAGCTTAAACTTGTTGTTGACAGAATGGGCGAATCGTGGTATCAATCTGTGGACAATAGAACAGGGTGCCATACCCCTTTATGCAAATCAAATTACCTATCCCTTGCCTATCAATACTGTAGATTTGCTAGAAACTATTGTAAGAACTGGCGCAGACTCTAATCAAACTGATATCAATATCAGCAGAATTTCCGTTAGCACCTATTCCACCATTCCCAACAAGCTCGCTACTGGCAGACCAATCCAAATTTATGTGGATCGCCAGGGAGGGCAAACTTACACATTCACTGCAACATTAGCGGCAAATGTGACGGCTACCGCAGATATTTTGCCCGTAAGTACTTTAGTACGGGTGCCCTATGCGGGATATGCAACCATTGGCTCAGAGGTAATTTACTACTATGGTACGAGCACTTTGGCAGAAAATGTGGCAACAGGTGCGTCAGCGTATGCAACACTTAACAACGTGGTGCGTGGACAAAACAACACAACTGCGGCGGCGCATGCGTCGGGAGGATCCCTGACAAGCACTCAGTTTCCCAACATCACGGTGTGGCCTGCCCCTGACCAAGGATCTATCAGCAACCCTTATTACACCTTGGTATACTGGTGGATGCGAAGGCTCTATGACGCAGGAAACGGCGTCAATACGGAAGACATACCATTTCGATTCCATGAGGCAATGATTTCTGGGCTGGCCTATCGCCTATCCATGAAAGTTCGTGGAGGATTAGAGAGGATGCAAACTTTGAAGGCGCAGTATGATGAGGCTTGGCAACTTGCATCCGAAGAAGACCGGGAAAAGGCGTCAATTCGGTTTGTACCCCGTCAGTCCTTTCTTGGGGTGACGTAATGCCCAATCAGTTTTCAAGCGGCAAATTTGCTATAGCACAATGTGATCGTTGTAATTTCCGATACAAACTCAAGCAACTCAGGCAATTGACAATAAAAACAAAAAATGTCAACATCCTTGTGTGTCCAGAGTGCTGGGAACCCGACCAGCCGCAACTTCAGCTTGGAATGTATCCAGTGAACGATCCACAGGCGGTGCGCAACCCAAGAACAGACTCCAACTCGTACTATCAGTCGGGGTATAACGGCTTGCAAGTTACCGATCAGGTTGGCGCAAGCTCACTGTTGACAGGGGTTCCCTCGGACGGCAGTAGAACAATTGAGTGGGGGTGGAGTCCAGTCGGGGGTGCTAGATCCTTTGATGCAGCCCTTACCCCAAACCGCTTGGCCTCGCCAATTGTTGTCAACAGCGTTACTATAAGCTAGGAGTTATCATGAAACACACTGTCCAAGACAAAACCGCTAAAGCAGTACATAAACACGAAAGGGCCATGCATCCTGGCAAGCCTATGACCAAATTGCGCAAAGGTGGCCCAACAGGCGAGATGATGCGTAGTGTTGGACGCAACATGGCGCGGGTGAACAACCAGGGGGGCAAATGATGGCAAAATATTCCATGAAGATTGGCGGCAAGGAAGTTGGCCCTGCATCGGTCTACGCCCCTCCACATACCATGAAGGGGGAAAAGGTCACTGTAGAAACAAGCCCGGGGAAAGAAATGCCTTATAATCTGCGACCAGACTGGAGGCCCACGCATGGAATGGGAATCAACCCTAACATTCAGGTTAAGACTTCTGGCATCAAAATGCGCGGTGTAGGATGTGCTACCAAGGGAACTATGTGTAGAGGTCCGATGGCATGAACTGGGGAGAGCTTAAAACGTCTATCCAAGACTACATGGAGACATCGTTCTCTGTGACCAGTCTTACGACGTTTGTTACCCAAGCCGAGGAAAAAATCTACAATGCAGTACAGTTCCCAAGTTTAAGAAAAAATGTTATTGGGAATTGCAGTGCAAACAACAGGTATCTGCAATGCCCCACAGACTTTCTCGCCGCGTATTCTCTTGCTGCTATAGAAACTAACGGGCAATATCATTTTTTGCTTAACAAAGACGTAAATTTTATTCGCGAATCGTTTCCAATTCCTACGGGCGCAGGAAACACGGGGCTTCCGTATTGTTATGCGCTTTTTGGTCCAGACTTCCCTAATGCCCCTAAAAAACTTGTGTTTATGCTAGGGC